CTCCGCAAGGCGCGCCGGGCGAACATCGAGAACCTCGGGCACGCGGGCGGGACGATTCGGCTCACCGCCAAACGGAGCATCCGCAAGAGTGCCAATCCTGCCGAGCCGGGCAAGCCGCCCAAGACCCGGCGTGGACAACTCCGCAACTCGATTCGGTTTGCCGTCGAACGCAATCGCCAGCGTGTTCTCATTGGCCCCGATCACCGCTTCGTCGGGCAGTCCGCACGAGCCCACGAGTTCGGTGGCCGCTACCGCAAACAACGATACCCCAAACGCCCGTTCATGGGCCCTGCACTCACCAAGACCAAAGACCGCCTGCCCAAGCACTGGGCGGGATCGATCAGATAGGAGATCATCATGGCCATCAAACTCGGCATGGACGCCGTGCTCAACTACAAAGCCGGAGGCGTCGGCGGCGCGGGCGCATGGACCGAGCTCGCCAATGTCAAGGATGTGACGCTCTCGCTCGAAACTGGCGAGGCCGACATCACGACGCGAGCCAACGCGGGCTGGCGGGCAACCGTCGGCACGCTCAAGGAAGCGAGCGTCGAGTTCGAGATGGTGTGGGACACCGCCGACACCGGGTTCACAGCGATCAAGGACGCGTTCTTTAGCAACGCCGTGATCGGGTTGCAGGTGCTCGATGGCCCGGCGGGCGAAGGTCTCGAAGCGGACTTCTCGATCACCAACTTCAGCCGAAGCGAACAACTCGAAGAAGCGTTGACCGTATCCGTCACCGCCAAGGTCACCTACGACGGCACCGCGCCGGCTTGGATTTAAGAGGAGATTATAATGAAAACATTCCAAGACAACGCCGGACGCACATGGACCGTGAGCATCACAGTCGATGCCATCAAACGCGTCCGCGGCTTGCTCGATGTCGATCTCCTCGAAGTCGTCGGCGGCAAGCTCATCGACCAACTCATCACCGACCCGGTGCTGCTGTGCGACATTGTCTACGCCGTGTGCAAGCCCGAGGCCGACGCGCAGAGTGTCAGCGATGAAGACTTCGGACGAGCGATGGCAGGCGACGCGATCGAACATGCGACGACGGCCCTGCTCGAAGAACTCGTGTCTTTTTCCCCGAGCCCGAGGGACCGGGCGAACCTGAAACGAGTCCTCGAAACGACGCATCGCGTGTTGGACAAGGCGAGGGATCTGGTCGAGCAGAAGATCAGCACGGGAGAACTCGATCGGATCGCGGAGGAAGCACTGCGAGATCATGTTGGCGAATCATCGACCAACTCGCCGGAATCGTCGGCGTCGATCCCGCCGCCCTGACCCTGCGCCAGCTCACCGCGATGGCCGAGGGCAAGCAACGCGACGAGTGGGCACGCACCAGCTCGCTCATGGCCCTGATCGCCAACGCCAACCGCGATGCAAAGAAACACGGGGCGTTCAGGCCGACGGACTTCGACCCGTTCAGCCAGACGCACAAACCAAAGCAGAAGGTCAATGTGAGCATCCTCAAGGACATCTTCATCGACGGCAAACACAACCCCACGCGCAAGGAGGCGCACCCATGCAACACCGACATTACGCCTACGGCTTCGCACTCATCATGATCACCCTTTCGCTCAGCGCATGCGCCGGGTTCGACCTCGGCGACATCGTCCGCGTCAAGACGCCGAATCGCGTGCAGCAATCAACCGGCCTCGCCGCGACGACCACGCTCAACGAAGCCGAGGCCGAGTACCGCGCGTGGTTCGAGGAAACCCAACGCACCGGCTCACAGTGGAAGTCCAACATCGAACGCGCCGGAGAGATCCGAGGCATCTTCAGCCAACTGACACTCTCCGCCCTTGATCAACTCGGCCCAACCGTCGCGGGAATCCCAATGCTTGGTCCGGCCCTGCCTGCGATGACCGGGCTCGTCGGACTCTTCCTCGGCACCGGACGACTCCGCAAGGAGAAGGAGTCCTCGTTCAACAAGGGGATGAAGGAAGGGCGGGTCGCTCCACCTACCAACCCTACTCAACCATTGGGCACCATCAACACCTGATCGGAGAAACGCATGGCATCCGCACGCGGCATCCGGGCAGGGGCGGCTTACATTGAGCTCTACGCAAACGACAATAAACTCGTGCGAGGGCTCAACCGCGCCCAGAAACAGCTCAAGGCGTTCGGCTCGTCGGTGCAGCGGATCGGGGCACGCCTGACCGGCATTGGGACCGGGCTCGCAGCAGGCTTTGCGATCTCGACGCGGGTGTTCGCAGGTTTCGACGATCGGATGCGTCAGGTGCGGGCTGTCACGGGCGCGACCGAAGCCCAGTTCCAATCGCTGCGTGAAGAAGCCAAGCGGCTCGGGCGAACAACATCATTCACAGCGGGCCAAGTCGCCGAGGCGATGACCGAACTCGGTCGTGCCGGGTTCAAACCAGAAGCAATCTTGTCAAGCACCGAAGCCGTGTTGGCACTCGCCCGCGCGACAAGCACCGAACTCCCCCGAGCCACCGAGATCGCCGGGGCGGCCTTGCGTGGGTTCGCATTGCCCGTCGATCAGATGGCCCGCGTGACCGATGTGCTCACCGCGACCGCCAATGGCAGCGCTCAGACACTTGAAGATTTGTTCGAAGCCATGAAACCCGTCGCGCCGATTGCCGCTGAGGCGGGCGCGAGCATCGAGGAGACAGCCGCTGCGATCGCGGTGCTGGCCAACAACGGCATCAAGGGATCGCTCGCGGGCAACGCACTCGCTCGGGCGTACAAGAACCTGTCAAACGAATCCAAACAGGCCGAGCTCCGAAAGTTTGGCGTTGAAGCAGTTGATGCACAGGGCAACCTTCGCCCGCTCGCTGACATCCTCAACGACCTGGCCAAGGCGACCAAGGGTCTCGGTTCAGCTCAACGGTTATCCATCTTCGAGACTTTGTTCGGTCGAGGGCAGGCCGCTGCATTGAAGCTCGCATCGTCGGCTGAGGCGTTCGATGAACTCCAAGACAAGATCAAGAACTCCGCCGGGCTCGCGGCCAAGACCGCCGAGGAGATGGAAACGGGGATCGGCGGCTCGTTCCGTAAACTGCTCTCGGCGGTCGAGGGCATCGCCATCGCTATCGGCGAAGCCATCCAGAAACCAGTCCGCCGGGCGGCTGATGCAATCACGAAGATCTCGGGTTGGATCACGACACTCATCAACCAGAACCGCCAGCTCGTGGTGACGATCCTCAAGCTGACCGCTGTCATGATCGGTATTGGCATCGCCTTGGTGATAGCGGGAGTTGCAATCGTCGCCATCGGAGCCGTGTTCGGTTCGCTGGCCGCGATCATAACCGGCGTAGGCGCAGCGATCGGAGTCATGGGGACGGTGCTTGCCGCATTACTCTCGCCGATCGGGCTGATCGTTGCGGCGGTGATCGGCATTGGAGGGGCGATCCTGATTTCAAGCGGTGCCGGGGCTGAGGCGCTCAACTGGCTCGGCGATCAGTTCAACACACTCAAAGCGACCGTGACCAAGGTCGTCGGCGGCATGGCCGATGCGTTAGCTGCCGGCGATATCGAACTCGCCGCCCAGATCCTCTGGCTCTCGATCAAACTCGTCTGGGAAAAGGGCATCGCGGCAATCAACGCAGCATGGCTTGAAGCCAAGCGATTCTTCATCTCCACGGCACAGCAGATGTGGTTCGGTGCGTTGGCGGCCGCCCAGATCGGTTTCCACGCCATCGAGGTTGCGTGGATCGAGACGACTTCGTTCCTCTCCAAGACCTGGACCAACTTCGCCAGCGGGTTCAAGAAGATCTGGGAGACCGCGACCTCATTCGTCGCCAAGCGGATGCTTGAAATCCAAGGGCTGTTTGATTCGTCGCTCGATGTCAATGCCGCCAAGCAGGGTATCGATGATCAGCTCGAATCCCGGCTCAATGAAATCGAATCACAAACCAAGCAGGCCATCGCCAATCGTGAACAGGACCGCAACAGTCAGCGTGACCGGTCGGCCAAAGAGAACGACGCCACACTCGCCGAGATCGGACGACAGTTCGATGAGGCCCAGAAGGCACTCGACGATCGCACGAACTCCAAGATTGAAGAGACACAGAAGGCACTCGATGATGCCCGCAAGAAACTCGACGAAGCCATCGCTGAAGCCGCCAAGAAGCGGAACGAAACCGACACAGGAGAATCATCTACAGGCTCTATCGACGACCTCATCGCTCGCGTTCAAAGCCAGCTTGCCGGGCTGGGCGGCACACTCCGTCAATCCGGCGTCGTCACCCGAGGCACTTTCAATGCATTGGCTGTTCAGAGTCTAGCGGGTAGCGACCCAATCGCCGAACGCACGGCCAAGGCCAGTGAACAAACCGCCAAGAACACGAATCAACTCGTCACTGCCGCCCAGTCAGGAGGGTTGACCTTTGCGTAACAATAATGCCATCCCGCATTCTGGGCATACTTCATCAACAGTACCTGTGAGGTCATATCCGCATTTGAGGCACCTTCCGCGTCGTCTTCGGCGCGTTCGGCGAAGTGTTGGGTATCCAAAGACACCAACGCCCAGCGTGATGCCGCCGAGCGCAACGCTCCAAAATGGGATTGCCATCACTACAACGCCTCCCGTTGATCCACGATGCATGGTAAAATCCCACCGAATAGGTGATCCATCGAGCCCTCTATACCACGAACTCGTCCATGAGTCAGTTGGAGTAAACACTCCCGGTTCTGCGATCCAAAGCTTGAGTCGCCCGCTTCCAATCGCCCATGACCAATACGGTTCGTGTTGCTGGCCAAAACGCCAGGGATCGCCTCGGCTGAGGATCATCAGCGTAGTTGAGCCGACAATCGCCACTAGTGCAATGGCACCACATGTTCCTTTGATGATTAAAGACAAACGGGGCATGTGGTCAATCTTATCGCATTACACCGTGAGGGCTGCCTGATGCCCATCACTGTCACCGAAAAGTTTGAAAGCCGACGATCAACCACGGGCGACAACCCGTCGGCCGAACTTGGCTACACGGTGCGGGGCACGGACGACGATCTCGCGGCCCGCTCAGCCGTCGAAGCCGCCAGCCCAACGACCTACGACAATCTGCCGCGCCAGGCGGTGGCCGTCGAACCCGTCGGGCCAGAGCACTGGGACGCGACGGTTCGGTTCGCGCCCAATCAGCAATCCTCGCCGCCCCAAACCGGCGAGAGCGTATTCAACTTCGACACCGGCGGCGGCTCGCAGCATATAACGCAAAGCAAAGCCACCATCGGCACCTACGCCGCCCCGGGCACAACCGCGCCCAACTTCCAAGGCGGGATCGGGGTCACACCCGACAGCGTCAACGGCGTGGACATCACCGTCCCCGTCTACCAGTTCTCCGAGACGCATTACCTCCCCGCATCAACCGTCAGCGAAGCCTACAAGGTGCTGCTCTTCGAACTCACCGGCAAGGTCAACAGCGCCGGGTTCAAGGGCTTTGCTGCGGGCGAGGTGTTGTTCCTCGGCGCGTCAGGTTCACGCCGAGGCACCGATCCGCAAGACGACTGGGAGATCAGTTTCCGCTTCGCGGTCAGCCCGAATGTGACTGGGCTCGCCGCCGGACCGATCACTGGCATCAGCAAACAAGGCTGGGAATACCTCTGGGTCCGCTACGCCGACGCCGAGGACACGGCAGCCAACACGATCGTCAAACGCCCAATCGCCGCGTATGTCGAGCGGGTCTACGACACCAATAACTTTGGAGGTCTCGGAATATGAACGGCATAACTCCTATGTTGTATCAGTACACCACTGGAGAACAAATATGAAGAATGCACTGATATCTAAGTCTGTTTGTGGAGCAGTTGAGCCAGCTGTTCGTCATGTAGCAGATCGTTTATTCATACTTACTGGAGGAAGAGTTGGATCTGACAAGCGAAAGCCCACAATATCCAGCTTTTATGAAACGGGACTAGTTGTCTCAATCTTCGAGTTTCTGTTGATGATGCCCGACTTGTCGCATCTAGAGATCGTCCATGAAAAACCGTACCCAATTAACACGCGTCCAAAGCAGGTAGACATTTGGATTCGTCCCCCGAATGGTGGTCGTCAAACGATTATCGAAGCTGGCGATTTTAGCCCCAAAAAAGTGAAGGATGACGCATCAAAGATGCGTAGCTTAAATCCGAAGGGCACGAATTGGTTTCTAGCATTCTTTCGTGATGAACCAGCATCAATTGATCCGTGGAAGAAGATCATGGAGTGCCGGCGTCGTAAAGGCAGCCTCAGAGGATGTCATTTAGAGTTTGATCAGCGAATGGTTAGGTCATTCAAAATTGAATTGCCTCATCAAGAAACGATCCATTTCGGATATGCGCTTATCCGTGTTAATCCGTAGCAACGACTTGGCAAGGACGCCAGCATGAGCAATTGGAAAGTACAATCAGGCGACCCACTCAAGATTCCAGCGGGTGCGTACAACGCATTTGTCGATACGGCCATCGCACAACAATCCCGCGAGCGCAACACCATCGCTGATGCCCACCGCGAACTCAACCAACGCGGCGTGGTGCTTGTTCGCAATGATTCGAGCATCGAACTGCCAGCGCACCACGCGCTAGCGATCACCGGCGTTCTCATCGAACCAGACACCAACGATGACGAACGCACCTTCCAATCCCGTACACCGATCAAGGGCAACATCGCCAACATCGGCTCGCCGCCGTTGTCGTTCGTGGTGGCCCAGCAAACGATCCAGCCGGGCAAGCTCGGGCTGTGCGTCATCAGCGGCACCACCCCGGCCCGCGTCCATGTGCTCAACTCCAGCGATGAAACCTGTGAACTTTGCGCGGGCGAGACGGCATTGGTATCGAGCCCCATCGGCGGCGCACCGATCCTCTGGAAAGAACCCGGCACAGGCGAACGCTGGGCGGTAATCGAACTTGGGCGGCCGTCGCTCGGCCGCATCACCGCGATCCTTGGCGCGTCGCAACCCATCCCCACCGAAGCCAACCGCTGGCGATACCAGTGGAGCGAGGCAAAGCTCGACGGCGATCCCGGCAGCGAAACCTACCTGCGATATGTCACGCTCGTTGGTGGGATCGGTTCAGGTTCTGATCCATCACGCATGGCCATCAATCGCTTCGAGGCCCATCACTGCAACGACTCGGTGCCCGGAACTGGCTTCGAGGGCTTGCTCGGCGTCGGCCCGGTGTGTGATCTGCCCGGCGTGCTGCACAACTGCCCGCCTGCGCGTTCGCTCGAGCCCCGGCTCGCCCCGGTGCCCGAAGGCATCACCGTCCAGCTCACCTGCGAGCGTGATTCATTGGGCAACCCGGTGTGGATCTTCGAAGCGATGAGTTGCATCGAGATCGCCGATCCCGCTGATGGCGATCGCAAGTTCAACCTGCTGGCCAACGGAGGTGCGGGATGACGATCGCACTCAACACACAACGAGCCCACGAACGAAAAAAATATGTCGAGCTGGCATCGCGTCCCGGTTCGTCCTACGGCTCAACCAACCACGGCCAGCGCGCCATCCCAATCATCCAACGATGGAAGCCAAGGCTCGTCGTCGACTTCGGCTGCGGCCGAAACAACTTCATCCATCACCTCCGCCGACTGGGCTTCGACGGCCTCGGCATCGACTTCGCCTTCCCCGAAGCCGACATCGCCAAGCCCATGCACGCGACCGGCTTGCTCGACAGCGTCGCCGATGTCGTCACGAGCTTCGATGCGATGGAGCACCTGCTGATCGACGATGTTCATCCGGTGCTCAACGAGATGCAACGCGTGGCAAGACCAAGCGCATGGTTCTGCTTTTCGATCTCCACGCGCCCAAGCCGAATCACCGTCCAAGGCGAGAACCTGCACCCGACCGTCCGCCCCAAGCATTGGTGGATCGAACAGATCAGCCGAGTCGGTGAAGTGGACAGCACGAATAGCCAATACATCGCAGGGAGGTTCGCATGATCAACCGCCCCAACCAATCCGACATCGTCGCCCTCCAACGCGGCCTCAAGAACCGATCACCATCACGCACCGGCCTTCGGCTCTACACCGCCGACTTCGATTCGATCTCGCTGGCCAACTTCTATCGCGGCCGATCCGCGTTCCTCATGCTCTCGGGCCCATCGCTCAACCAACTCGATCTCTCATTGCTTAATCAACGCGGCATCGTCACCATGGGTGTCAACAACGCCTGGACAATCCACCGCCCGACCCTCTGGACCTGCGTCGATGACCCCGGCCGATTCATCGACACCGGCTGGAAAGACCCCGGCATCACCAAGCTCGTCCCCATGTGCCACCGCGTCCGCAAGCTCCGCATCCAGAACTCCGATGGCTCGATGCAACCCAGTGCCTTCCATGTCAGCCAGATGCCCAGTGTGTTGTTCTACCGCCGAAGCAATCACTTCGATCATGAGCGGTTCTTGACCGGCGACAGCGTCCCGTGGGGCAACGACGGCAATCAACCCGACACGCTGGGCATCAAGGGCAAACGCAGCGTTATGCTCGCCGCGTTGCGATTGCTTCATCACCTCGGCTTCCGCACGGTGTATCTGATCGGATGCGATTTCAAGATGGCCGACGATCGCCGGTACGCCTTCGATGAAGCACGCGCTCCCAATGTCATCCGCTACAACAACATGCTCTACGAATCCCTGAGCCGACGCTTCGAGGCTCTGCTCCCACACTTCGAGCAACACAACTTCCGCGTCATCAACTGCTCACCCGGCAGCCAGCTCAAGGCCTTCGAACGCATGAGCTACGAGGACGCGATCAAACAAGCCGCCAGCGAGTGCAGCAAGCCCATCACCACCACCGGCTGGTACACACCCGTCGCCAAAGCACCCTGAAAACCGCCATGCCCACGCCATCACAATACTACTTATACCTCCCCGTCTGGGCGACCGGCCAAGCCCCAACCGGCGGCGGCTCAAGTGATCTATCGAGTTCGTCGATCGTTAGCACCGAGTGGAGCGGGAGTAACAACAGCAGCACCACGCCGGGAAGCTCGGCCAACAGCACACTTGAAAGCAGTTCAACGCCACCCGGCAGTTCCGCCCAAAGCACACTTGAAAGCTCAGGCGTTGGTTCGTCAGCAGGCAGCAGTGCAGGGTCATCAGGAGGCGGTTCAAGTGGAGGTGGTACTTCAGGTGTAGGATCAAGCGGTGGCGGAAGTTCAGGAGGTGGGAGCTCTGGGGGCGGGTCATCCGGTGGAGGAAGTTCCGGCGGTGGGTCTTCTGGAGGCGGTTCATCCAACTGCTTCCTCTTCGGCACCCTCGTCACCAAAGCCGACGGCAGCCGAGCTCCGATCGAATCACTCACCCCAGGCGACCTGTTGATGTCCCTCTCCATCCCCGGCCTCGAACCCGACGCCGACTGGCAAGCCCAGTACGACTGGCGATCCGACACCGGCCTCGACGGCGTCCAACCAACCCCCGCACCCGTCGGCCAGATCACCCTCGGCACCCACCCCGGCTTCTACATCATCAACCGCCGACTCAAATTCACCTTCGAGCACCCCATGCTCATCCGCCGAGGCGACGAATGGGGCTTCTGCTCCGCCGAACTCTTGTGCGTCGGCGACCAACTCATCGACGCCGATCTGAACGAAGAACCAATCACCACCATCGAGCACATCGCTGCCCCAGCCCGCACCGTCTCGATCCACATCCCCGGCACCAACACCTACCTCGCCGAGGGCGTCTGGACCCACAACGACATGGCCAAAGGCAGCATCGCAAGCTCCGGCGGCGGATCAGGTTCAGGCAGCGGCTCCGGCGGCAAATCCAGCGGCTCAAGCATGGGCAGCAGCTCATCCAGCGGCGGAAGTTCTAGCGGCCTCCAATCCGCCACATCTGCCACTGGCCTCTCCACTCTCGTCTAACTCAAGTACCCACAATCACTTGGCTTGACGCCACCCAATCAAGTGGGCTGTAGTGCACGCGTTGCTGCTGACTACATGTTGTCACCAAACCCAAGCCAGACAGGGAATTACGAACCCGTCTCCCTATGATTTAACCGTAACTGCAGGCTGATGTTATGATGAGCTTTTCGTTTGGTCGCATTTGCTGGCTCATTGGTCAATCTCCACTAATGCCCCATTGCATGCCAAACTTGATGCTGTATTTAGTACAGGAAATAAATATTGAACATAACATCTCATCAGGCCTGCTATTTCGCCCACGAACTAACCCGACTTGGCGCTGTCGGAGAGTTTGACCGCCTTAGTACAACTCTGTTCGACTCCAAAGTCGACCTGAATCCGCATCAGATAGAAGCCGCTCTCTTTGCGATTTCCAATCCACTTCAGAAAGGCGTCATCCTCGCTGATGAAGTTGGTCTCGGAAAGACCATTGAAGCAGGGCTGGTGCTGTGCCAGAAGTGGGCCGAGCGCAAGCGCCGTTTGATCATCGTCTCGCCTGCCCATATCCGCAAGCAGTGGCAAACCGAGCTATCAGAGAAGTTCAATCTGCCCAGCATCGTACTGGACCGAAAGATATTCAACCAGCTGAGACGCGATGGTGCGATTAACCCATTCGACTGTGGTCAAATAGTCGTGGTTTCCTACGGCTTCGCAGCGAGGATGCAAGACGAGCTTCGAGCTACACCATTCGATCTTGTTGTCTTTGATGAAGCACATAAACTCCGAAACGCTTATCAACCGAGCCGTAAACAGGGTCAGAAACTTCGATGGGCATTCGAGCTCAGAAGGAAGCTGCTCCTAACCGCAACACCATTGCAAAATAGCCTGTTTGAGCTCTACGGGCTGGGCTGGATGATCGACGAGCACATCTTCGGGGACAAGAGTGCATTCCAGAGCCGCTACTGTCGAGCCGGCGGTGATTTAGAAGGTCTTCGTCAGCGGTTGAGTCAGTTTTGTAAGCGCACACTTCGAAAGGATTGTGAATATGTTCGCTACACAGAGCGCCGAGCCATTACTCATCCATTCAAACAGAGCAAAGAAGAGAAACAGCTCTATGCTGATGTACTCGCTTTCATGCAGCAGGATGAGAGCTACGCATTCCCGGCTAGACAACGCCAGCTCGTTGAAATCGTCGTATTCAAAGCACTTGCATCGTCTCCAAGAGCCCTTGCAGGAACACTCCGCACGATGCTTGCCCGCCTAGAAGCATTGCGTGATGGCTTGGCTGAGGCAGATGCAGACCAGCCATATTGGAAATCGATCGCCAGCGATGAGGATTTCGACATTGAGGATCTGCTCGATGAATGGGATGACGAGGATGAAACCGACCGCGACGAAGGACAAATCGACGGCAAAATCCTCGCTCGGGATGTCACTCTTCTTCAGTCGCTGATTAAGCGAGCTGAGGGCATCACTTGCGATAGCAAATCGACGGCCTTGCTCACTGCCCTCGATCGAGGCTTCACAGAGTTGGTGAAGATCGGCGCTCCTCGCAAAGCGTTGATTTTCACTGAGAGCCGCAAGACGCAGGCATTCCTCGCCGAGTATCTTGAAAGCAATGGCTACCGAGGGAAAGTCATCCAGTTCAACGGAAGCAACTCGCACCCGCAAGCCAAAGCAGCCTACGAACAGTTCAAACAGCAATACCAAAGCACCGATCGGTTCACTGGAAGCAAGACCGTAGATGTCCGCAGTGCTCTAATCGAGGCATTTAGAGAAGATGGCGAGATACTGCTCGCCACCGAAGCCGCTGCCGAGGGCGTGAATCTTCAGTTCTGCTCGTTCGTCGTGAATCACGATATGCCGTGGAATCCCCAGCGCATCGAACAACGCATCGGCCGCTGCCACCGCTACGGCCAGGACTACGATGTGGTCGTTCTCAACTTCCTAAACAGTGACAATCACGCCGACCAACGAGTCCACGCACTCCTCAACGAAAAGTTCAACCTCTTCGATGGCGTATTCGGTGCCAGCGATCAAGTCCTTGGAACCATCGAGAATGGCGTTGACTTCGAGCGGCGTATTCTTGACATTCTCAAGACCTGCCGCGACTCTGATGAAATCGAATCAGCTTTCAACAAGCTGCAAGAAGACCTCGATGATGTCATCCAGGACAAAATGGGCAAAGCCAAACAGCAGCTCATCGACCACTTCGACGCCGATGTCCACGACCGGCTCCAATCACAGCGTGTGGATGCCCAGCTCGCGCTCAACCGCATCCAAGAAAGATTCTGGCGTCTGACACAATGGGGACTTGCCGATCGAGCCACATTTGATCATGAACGATATAGCCTCGATCTACCTACCCCACCTGCTACGGATATTCCGTCAGGGAAGCACCGGCTCATCTCCGCTGCAAAGCAGGATGAACAGGATCACATCGTTCCGGGTCGAGACCACCTGCTCCGGCTCTCGAGCCCGCTCGGTCAATGGCTACTTACTTCAGCGAAGGACCAAACGCTGCCAATCTGTGAGCTTCAGTTTGATCTCTCATCCCATCCCAAGAAGATCAGCATGCTCGAACCTTACAAAGGCCAAAGTGGCTGGCTCCGGGTTGAGCGGCTCGAAGTCCACACCGATGCCGAGGAAGACTTCCTGCTCGCCAGCGGCGTCACCAACGATCTCAAAAGCATGGATGTCGAATGCCTTGAACGCCTCTGGGATCTCTCGTCCACCGACCAAGGACCGCGCGAACTCGCAGATGATATTGACGAACGCTTGTCACGAGAACTTGAGCAGCATCGCCAAGCCACACTGCTCAAGCATTCAGAGAATGTTGGCAAGCGATTGCAGCAGCTGCAAGATCAGCTCGATCAGTGGGCTGACGACAAGATCGAACCAGAAAAACAAAAACTCGAAGAGCTGAGCAATCAGAAACGCCAAGCCCGCCGCCAAGCACGCCAGGCCAATACAGTTGACGACCAGCTCGCAAGCCAAACCCAAGCGAGACAGATCGAAAAGCAGATCCGTGCGCAAGAGCAATCCATCGCCCGCTTGCGAGACGAACTCGATGACAAACTCGACGAAATGTTCGACCAACTCAGGACCAGCAGTCAGCAGAAGGCGATGCCGCAAACTATCATGACCGTGAAATGGAGCGTTGTCTGA